CCTGGACGCCCTGGGAAACTTTTGTCAGAACAGACAAGCAAGCACCCCGTAAACAAAGGGTTTCAGAGCATTCCCCACAGCTACATTATACGCACCAGCCGCTGCGGCCCTGGACGCCCTGGGAAACTTTTGTCAGAACAGACAAGCAAGCAGTTATCCACAGGTTGTCCACAGTTTGTGGTTGGTTATCCACAGGTTACGGCAGAATAAAGAAGCGGCTCACTGGATTTCTAAGGGCTTTGGTCCATGTTTCTTCGAGCGCGGCCCAAGAACCTTGGTCCCCGGTCCATATGGGTTCTGTTTTTAGCCCGTGGACGACCAACGACTCGACTTGGGACGCATGATAGAGGTGCATCGTGAATTTTCTAGGGGTAGAAGGGCGGAGGGCCTGGGCCAGGATAAAAGCGGGCGCATCTGCTCTTTCTTCGTGATATGCGATTTGGTGCGGCGAAAGAGAAACTTTATTACTTTGGGTTACTTTAAGTTCAGCAGTAAAGTAAACGCCGCGTGGGGACACCCCCAATACATCAGGTATACCGAGATTAACCCATGATTCAATACGCATCAGCCGAAACGACTTTAAATTCGTTTTGACTTTTTTCCAAAATAAAGATTCTTTTTTAGCCACAGTAAGCCAAGTGTATCAAAATAAAGTAGAAAGAACTTGATATATAAGATAGGTTTGATAGACTTGAGTAGTGTAGAGAAATAATTTTCTACATGGATAAACGACAGGTAGTGTCATCTTCGGTTGGCACTGCTTGTAAAAAAACTTAATTACGGGAGTTAATTATGAACGAAATAGATAACCTAAACGGCGAAATGTTAGCAAGAGCATGTACTTTTGCAGCCAAGCCAAGAGACGCACGTTTTTATTTAAGAAGCGTGTTTGTCGAACGCAGAGAAGAGGGCGGTGTTTACATCGTAGCCACCAACGGCCATGTTCTTTGTTGTTACACAGATGAAGAAGCTGTACCGCACGAAGATTTTGAAAGTGTGATACTCGACATCTACCAAGAAAACTCATCAAGAATTATGCCTTTTTTCACCGAACTTAAAAAAAGCAAGGGGAAAAAAATGCGAATGATAAATCAAAGTTACATGGGCGCTGTCGCCATTACAGATGAAGGTGATGTGAACTCAAGAATAGTCGACGTCATTGACGGAAACTATCCTGAGTGGCGGAAAATATTCAAATATTGGGCCTTAGAAGGCGCAGACGATCAGCTGAATCTTCAAAACGAAAGCGTTGCCTTTGATCCAAAATACTTAGCCATGTTAAAAGACCTTGTTTTAAAAGGGTCTAATGATCTGGTGTCTTTTGTTGCTGGCAGTTCAGAAAAAGTTAATGTGTTTCAAACAAGCAATGCCCTTGTTGGAATCATGCCCTGTAGAGCAAGCGCTCCTGATACACACGAGTTTTTGGAGGTGTCTAATGACTAATGGTGCAAAAGTAACCTACGGCGAAAACAACAAAGGTGCTGTTTGGTTGGGTTGGGGCAAAGGCAAAGTTTTGTTTGAAAAAAACCCAAAGACAGGTGAAATAACTTGGTTAGACCCAAGTGATAATCCTTCGGTGAGTGCAATACTTATTAGCAGAGCAAAAGCAATATATAAAAAGGTGCAAAACTGATGTTGCGATTGCTTGGTTTAATACTTGTCGTTTTTGGTTTGGTTTTTTTGGATTTGTCCACGTTGCCGATCAAAAACGATTTGTATTTTTTATATTTACTGGGAACGTTTAACAATCTTTTTTCACTCAACTACACCACGGCTTTTGTGCAGTCTTTTTTATGCGCTTCTATCGTAGGTTATGGTTTTTATTTAACAGGGAAATGAACAAAGATAAAAAACAAGATTGGAAGAAGGTTTATTATTACAACGGCAAGAAACTTCCAAAAAAAGAATATGATAAAATGCCAAAAGGACCAAGAAAATTTTATGGATTTATATGATGAAAATAAAAGACAAAGAGCACCAATTTTTAGGTTTTAAAGAACTTGAAGAATTGGTTTTAGAGTTTCCAAACGACGCTAGTTTGGGAAGATACATTAGAGAACTGTACTGGGATGCTTTGATCCGCAAAAAAAACACGGGGCTGCTTGACCAAAGGTTTGATCCACAAACCGATTGGATAGACGCAACACCAACATGAAACCAATAACTAAAACACTAGACCTTGTTTTTAATTTTTTTGATTGGATTAAACAAACAGTCCACAAAATTAAAAATGGGCCTATACAAACTATACCGAGGAAAAAATGACAAAAATTTGGAGAAAGAATGAGTGGGAAAAAATGACTGAAGAGCTTCAAGAAGATCCCAATTTTTATCTTTTCGTCCAAAGAATGTATCAAGAAAACACCTTTGAAAGACAAGGTGAAGGAAGAACTCCTTATCTAAATGTTTTTGACTATTACAGAAAATACCCTAAATGGTTAAGACAAAAATTCTACGGCGAATCTTAAAATGACAGACATGGTAAACAAGCCTCCTCATTACAATCAAGGAGGAATAGAATGTGTTATAGCTATCGAATCAAGTATGACACCAGAAGGTTTTCGAGCTTATCTGAAAGGAAACATTATCAAATATTTATGGCGCTATGAGCATAAAAATGGTATAGAAGATTTAAAGAAGGCTCAATGGTATTTAGCAAGATTGAGACTTCATGTAGAAAAACATGGTGAAAACAATGCAAGATTACCAACTAATAAAACATAAAAACAAGTATGTGTTGCTCTGTGGTGATGGTCGAGAAGTTGAGCTTTGTACTCAAATTGAGAAAGAAGCACATAAGCTGGCAAAAAGAGCCATAAGACTATTAAACAGGACTAATCAGAACCTTCAGTAAAGACCGCTTCTTCTGCTTCCAGGAGAGGTTTGTAATCTGACAACAGGTCTTTAATTCTTGTCTTAATTTCAGTTTCAGATAAGGACTCCAAAGAACCTGTACGAATTTCTTTACGCTCAACATAAAGTCCGGCCGCTCTTCCCCTTTGCACTTCTGCGGACACCGCAGCCGTTAAATTACCTTTTTCAAGGGCCTGATCTCGAATGTCTGCTAGTTTTCTAACATGTCTTCCAAACGGAACCTCGTATTTACGGTCCACTTCTGCTTGGAGTTCTCTTATGTATCTGACTACAACAGGGTATTTTTGTGGGTTTAAAAGTTCTGATGCTCGGACATGCGCACTTTCTTTGCTGTACCCAGCTGTGATTGCACATTCGGTTTGGGTTTTAGATCCGTCGTTGTAAACAAACTCTTTCGCAAATTTAATTTGCTTGTGAGTTAAATGTTTGTCGTTTCGACCTTTTAAGTTTCCTGATGTTCCTTTTGGCATACTCATCTCCTTTAAATGCGGTTCGCACTACTTTTTGGATTCTACCTGACTTCATAAACTTATGTATTTGTTTAAACTGCATCAGCTAATTATACCCATCAAAGTAAAAATAAGTAAAGATATTTCACCGCACCCACCGCACCTCCACCGCACCTCATCCAGGTTAGGTGAAAACCCCTATAAACAAAGGCTTTCATCCAAAACGCACCTCCGCACCTCACTTTTTGAAAAAAAATTCTGATTAGTCTTTTGTAAAATCTCAAAAACAGAAGTTCAGGTTAGGTTGTAGTTGTCTATATAGGAAAACAAGACCCCTTGATTTTAAAGGGTTTCAAGCGTACCATACCTCGATTTTTACCTAACTTTTAGTGAACTTCTACGTTTTTTTGAGGTGCGGTGGATAAATCAACACAAAACCTTTAGAAATTAACCTTTTATGCCTATAAATTGGAGAGCATTACATGGAAATAGCAAGAAAACTGTGGAAAATGACCAAAAGTCCTTGGTCCTTCGTCCCTAAAAAACTCAACGAACGTCAAATTGTACAATTCGTACTCGACGTATTTCTTTCCACAATTATACTTGCATGTATGGGATTAGTTTTATACAATTAGCCCATGAACATATTTTATTTTGACAGTTGTCCAATACAATCTGCGCAAGCACAACCCGACAAAATGTTGGTAAAAATGCCGCTCGAAACAGCTCAAATGTTGTGTACCGCGCATCGCATATTGGACGGCGACGAATACGCAGACGACGTGGGCCTGTATAAAATTGCATACAAAAACCATCCTTGTACGATTTGGACCAGAGCAACGCACAGTAATTACAGGTGGTTGTATAAACACTTTTTGGCTTTGGGCGAAGAATATACTTTTCGTTATGGCAAAACACACAAAAGCGTAGACAAACTGTTTACTGCTTTGGCACAGATTCCAGGAAACATACCTTTAAACGGCATGACTCCAATTGCACAAGCCATGCCGGATCAATACAAAGACGAAGATCCAGTCAAAGCGTATAGAAATTATTGCATAAACGAAAAGACCTATGCAAAATGGGAGAAAGGCAGAGATAAACCATCGTGGTGGATAAATTAACTAAGCGCGTTAAGTTCTGCGGATAAGAGGTGGTCTCAGTTCGTAGATAAACAAAAGTTTACTAAAAATTAGCGTTTAGTTCTCCCAAGTGGATTTTAGTAAACAATGAGGCCACAACACTTAAACACACGGAGAAAAAAATGAAACCAAAAACGGTATTGAGCACATTTGACGGCATGAGCTGTGTACGAATTGCTCTTGAACAACTGGGCATACCCATCAAACAATATTTCGCATCAGAGATCGACAAATACCCAATACAAATCACGCAAAAAAACTATCCAGATACGATACAACTGGGCGACGTGACAAAAGTATTCGCAAAAGACTTGCCCCCCATAGACATTTTAGTGGGCGGCTCGCCATGTCAGGGATTTTCTTTTGCCGGCGATCAATTGGCCTTTGACGATCCGCGGTCCGCTTTGTTCTTTGAGTTCGTAAGACTAATAAAAGAGTGCAAACCAAAATACTTTCTATTAGAAAACGTGCGCATGAAAAAAGAGTATCTTGATGTCATCACAGAACAACTCGGTGTCGAACCCATCTTCATCAATAGTTCGCTAGTCAGCGCACAAAACCGACAAAGATATTATTGGACCAACATAGAAGGCGTCGAACAACCTGAAGATCGTGGTCTTGTATTAAAAGACATATTGGAAGACTCGGACTGGTTTACAGATCGAGACAAATCGCATTGCCTCGATGCCAACTATTTCAA